TTGTTGCTGCATTTAAGGAGGCATTTGGTGATAAGGCAGAATCTCAGTACAACAAGGTTGCACAAGAATCTGGCCTCTCTATCGCTGAACTTAATAATCTTGCTCTTACTTCCCCATTGGCTGTTATTAAGATTGCTGGTATTGGCAAAGCTCCTGCTGGAAATCCCGGCAAAACTAAGAGCGATGTTAATCCCCTAGCATTTAGTGGTAACTCAGATGAGCCTTCTGCAAAGGTCACAGGTAATAGTACAAAAGATGTACTTGCTGCGTGGAGAGTTGCAGGGGAAAAAGTTAGAAAATCTTTAGAAAACTCTTAATTATTAAAGGAATATCATGTCTCAAAAACTAGGCAATACAACTGCCTTTATTGAAGCACAACAATATAGCCAGTTCATCCTTGAGAATCTGCAAACGTACTCGTTGCCGGAAGGCATGTGGCGCGATGTATCGGACTTTGGTGCCGGTACGACTCTCAATATCAAGACCGTTGGTACGGTTACGATTCAAGAAGCTGAAGAAGATACTCCGCTGGTATTCAACCCAATTGATACCGGCACGATTACTCTGACCATTACCGATTATGTTGGTGATGCTTGGAGTGTGACGGATGATCTCCGTGAGGATGGTTCCCAGATTGAAACCCTGCAAAGCATGAGGGCTGTTGAATCCACCCGCGCCTTGGGTGTTCATCATGAATCTCGCTTCCTCGCAATCGCCGCATCGGAGTCTGGTTCGGGTCAAACGTTGGCTAATGTAAACTTGGTCAACGGTCGTCCCCACCGTTGGGTTGCTGGCGGGTCTGGGGCTACCAATCGGGTTATGACTCTTAGCGATTTTATTGCTATGAAGTTGTCGTTCGATAAGGCTGGTGTACCGGCTGCTGGCCGTATTGCAATCGTTGATCCTATTGTTGAGGCTACTATTAATAGCTTGACGAATCTGGTAAACGTGAGCAATAACCCTATGTTTGAAGGTATTGTGAATGAGGGCTTTGTACGTGAGCATAAATTCATCAAGAATATCTTTGGATGGGATATTTGGACCTCTAACTTCTTGCCTGTAAAGACTGCCACGGAAGCTCTGAATGCTTCTACGTACGGTCTGGCCAATGATACAGCTGAAGTTGGTGATGTAGCCAACATCTTCATGTGTGTTGCCGATGACAGCACGAAGCCTGTGATGCACGCTTGGAGGCGTCAACCTAAGACTGACGGTTGGAGGGATCATCCGAATCGCCGGGATAATTTCCAAGTAACTTCCCGCTTTGGTATGGGCTTGCAGCGTACTGACACTGTCGGTGTAATTCTAACAACCAGCTTGACCTACTAATAAGGGATATATCATGAGTTTTGAAAATCAAGCAATTCGTGGGGTTTTGAATCATTATGGTCCCCGTAAGATTGACTCTAAGTATGGAGCCGAAACGGATAATTCCGTAATCAAAACTGTATCTTGGATTTTTGATTACAACAATCTTCCTGATGCTTCTGCTAATGGGTTAGAATATCAGATTCCGGCTAATGCTACTATTCTTAGTGCCAAGCTTCAAATCATCACTGCCTTTACCTCAACATCTACCCTCACCGATTTGACGGTTGGTTTGCAGAAATCTGACGGTACAGCAATTGATGACGATGGTCTCATTACGGCGGCTCAGGCCACCCAAACGGCCATTGCTGTTGCTGGTGCAATTGTTGATGGAGCAAGTGGAACGGCAGGTGCATTGATTGGTAAATCAATTGGTACATCTGATGGTGAGTTGGTAGTAACCCCTACTACCGCAGACTTGACCGCTGGTAAAGCCCGTTTGATAGTAGAATATATCAAGCAAGGTATGTAATCTTGTTTTAGGTGACTAGGGGGAGTGGGCTGGCACCTGCTCCCCTTTTTTCTGGGATTATTAATGGCATATCAACATTCAGATATTACCGATCCAAACATCCATGAACCTAAAGGGATTTCCACGGCTACTACTGGCCAAGTGTATGCTGCTGATGGGGCTGGTAGTGGGGACTGGTATATAATTGATGCTCGTGGTTCAGTTGGGTTCTCAAACATAGCTGTACCCCTCACCATCACCTACCCCGCCTCTTACACCAAAGTAAATCCCGTAACCACAGCAAGTGGCTTTTCTCGGGAAGTTACTGAATCCGCCTCCTCGCGGATTACCTACACAGGTACAGATAATAAACCTCTTGAAATTATTGCCAGTTTGTATGTAGACCAAGCCTCTGGTGCTAACCGTGACATTAGAGCCGCTATATACAAGAACGGTAGTATTGTTGCTATATCTGAAGTTATTGTAACGACTGTGACTGCCTCTAAAGTAAATATAGTTTTAACGGCTGGTGTCCTTGCTGTTACTAATGATTACTTTGAAGTATACATTAGAAATGAAGGGGGTAGTGGTGATCTACGTCTATACTCCTACAGGCTGTCCCTTACAGGATTAGGTATACAATAATGGCATCAATGACTCTGTTAAGAATTGTCCAAGATATTTTATCAGATTTAGACTCTGATGAGGTTAATAGCATCTCGGATACAACTGAGTCCCTACAGGTGGCTCAAATTGTTGAGACAACCTACTTCAATATAATTGATGGTAAGGATTGGCCTCATCTCTACCAATTCTTTCAACTAGAAGCCTCTGGTGATATAAACCTACCCACTCACATGAGGTTACCAGACAATGCCATATATCTGTCCTATATTAAATACAATAAGAAAGGGGCAGAGGATACTTATAATAAGCTGGTGGACGTAACCTATAAAACTCCACAAGAGTTCATGAGGTTGCTGGATACACGGCACAGTGACGCTACAAACGTCATCAGTGTTACGGATAGTACAGGTGTTCTATTAAATATAATTAATGACACTCCACCTACTTATTACACTTCATTTGATAATGAGCATGTTGTCTTTGATTCTTATGATGCAGAGGTAGATGATACATTAATGTCTAGTAAGACACAGGCTTATGGTAAGGTCTATCCAACATGGACAGCAGATGACTCCTTTGTTCCTGATCTTCCCATACAGTCCTTTAGTTATCTTCTCAATGAAGCCAAGTCAGTTGCCTTTGTTGCATTGAAACAGATGCCTAATCCTAAGGCAGAACAACATTCAGTAACCCAACGTAGACGAATGAGCCAAGAGGCTTGGAGAGTTCAAGGTGGAGTAACTCTCCCTAACTATGGACGTAATCGATGATACTAATAGAAGCAATGAGTCATGGTGGTAAAAAAATACAAGCAATTCTAGATAAGAAATATGCAGCTTACAGATTCCAGTTTGTCCCCGGTGGAGAATTACCCGAAGAGTTATCAGGGTTGTTCATGGATGAAAGAAATGTAAAGACCGCTCTAGCTCGTTACTTAGAGAAGACTAAATCGAAGAAAAATGCCTAGCGTTAAATCAGAGAAACAATATAATAACTTCACGAAGGGGCTTATTACCGAAGCCTCTTCTTTGTCGTTTCCTGAAAATGCTGCAATTGATCTTGATAACTTAATCCTTGAGCGTACAGGGAAAGTATCAAGGAGGCTTGGTGTTGACTATGAAATAGGATATACCCTTACCTCTACGGGCCTTGATTCAACCCTTCTTGCCTCCACTAGAGTCTCAGTACATAAGTGGCCCTCCCCCGATGGAGACACCTCTGTTAGTATTGGTGTTATCCGTATATATAATAAGCTATGGTTTGTAGACTTACTAAAGTCTGCTCCTTCAAGTAATTTACTAAATAACGGTAATCCCATTACTATTGATGGCCTAACAAATAGTGCTGTAGAAACTGCGGTTGTAAATAATAAATTCATTCTAGTCTCTGGAGACATAGACTATCCTATCCTCCTATCTTTTAATCGCACTACTCAATTAGTAACAAGTGAGATTATTCCTATACAGGTGCGTGATATATGGGGAGTAGTTGACTCTCTCCCTGTAGATACACGTCCATCATCCCTGTCGTCCGAACATAATTACAATCTTATAAACCAAGGTTGGAGTCCCTCTATTACATCTAAATGTGGAACTGTTTCCACTGACACTGTAAAGACTACATCCTCTTGGGTTTTAATTAAGAGTGGTACTGCCCTTGCCCAAGCCCTTGCAGATGGAACCTTCACAATAGGAGGTGGTGTATTTGGTTGGGTTAAGACTGAGACAGTTATTACCCCCGGCGTCCCTATATCTGTTGGGGCAATTGAATGTACTAAGACATCAATTGGAGTCTATCCTAGCAACTGTGATATATGGACCCTTGGTAAAGTGGGGGATGTTTCTAGTGCAGACTTTGAGAAATACGACCCTGCTTCCCTAAAAAAGAATTCTATCTATAAAGTAGAAGCTCCTAAAGGTGCCTTTACTATTGATGCATTTGATAGAGGGGCTTCTAGAAAGTCTCTTACTGGTATTACCT